GCGCCCGGCCAGGTCATCTTCATGCCAGCGCGTTAGGATCAGCACGATCGCGCCACCGGGCATCAGGCGCGTGCGGAGCGTCGAGGTGTACCACTTCCACACCATCTCGCGCCGGACCTCACTGTCGGCCTCCTGGCGATTCTTGAACGGGTCATCGATCAGGGCGACGTGCGCGCCGCGGCCGGTGATCGGGCCGCCCACGCCGACGTAGACGGAGATGCCGCCCTTGTTCGTGTGCCAGCGGTTGCCGGCGCGCGAGTCGGCGGCGAGCGAGACGTCGGGGAACACCTTGCTGTATTCCTCGCTGCCGACGATGCCGCGCACGTCGCGCCCGAAGTCGAGTGCGAAGTCGCCCGAGTAGGTTGAGCAGATCATCTGGTGGTCAGGATGCCGGCCGAGATACCAGGCGGGGAAGCGCCTGGATCCCAGCTCAGACTTCGTGTGCCGTGGCGGCGCGAAGATCATGAGGCGGTCGCATTCCCCGCGCTCGACCGACTCCAGCGCCGCTGCAATTTTCTGGTGGTGTTCGCCGACCTGGAACTCGGGTTTCGTGTACGTGGTGAAGTCGATCAGCGAAGATCGGGCATTACGCCTGGCCAGCAGTTCGCGCGCCGCTTCCTGCGGCGATGGCTGCCAGTTGCTCATCGGTTAAATCTTTCACGGAATTGACGGTCAGTCCGCCGGTCACTTCGGTTTGCACCTTCTCACCGTAGAGGCGCGGAGCGATCTTCGCCGCGTATTTCTCCCGGGCGTAAATGCGTAGCTTTGCCTTCTGCACGCCTTCCTTGGTTTCCGGCGCGGCGTCGGCGATATCGACCATCTCGTCGACGTAACCGTGTGCGCGCGCCGTTGTCGCCTTACCGTACATCACGACGAATTCAGGATGATCTTCGAGCCAGCGATAGACCGTGGAGCGGCTAGGCATGCCCGGTTTCTTGCACACCGCGCGCAGGCTATTCTTCCCGCTCTCGCTCTCGACAAGCGCGGCGCATACCTTCTGGCCGATCTCTGTCGTATAGGCGGTAATTCGGGTCATAGTTTTTGCTCAAAAAATGACGCGCCTCGCAAATGCCAAGGCGTCAGCCTGCTGGCGGGCCGCGATAGCGCGAATGGCCGCCTGTTCATGCTCGCGCGCCTCGCGCGCCAGGTCCGCGCCGCGCTGAGCTTCGAGCGCCAGAATGCGCGTCAGGGTTCCGGCGAGATCGGCAGCGCGGGCGGTGGTCATGCGTTCACCGTAAAAGCTACGGGGTCCGAAATCAGCCGCTTCGTGGCGTCGGTATAGATCACGCGCGCGAAATGGTCTCCCGGCTCGCTCAGGTCGCCCGGCTGGGTGATGTACGTGATGTACTGCTTCGCCTTGTAGGTGCCCTGGCCATCGACGACCAAGTCGACCTGGCCAACGGTCGCCACAGCTGCAAAGGCGCTGCCGTCCGGCTTCACGATCGAAATCTGCAGCGATGTCGCCGCGCTCACGTCGAAGTTCAGGTTGATGTTCAGGGGCAGGCCGTATTCGCCAACGTTTGCGGTCATGGCAGGTTCGCAGTCAGGTTAATCGCGGCCGGTCCGAGCACCGCCGAGACGTTGATCGTGGTGAACCGCATGATGGTTGCTTCATTGATTGCCGGCCCCCGTTGCGCAGATGGGCTCGGCGGCACGATGACCGGGGGCGGCGTGACCGGGCCTGCGGCCGTGGACAAGCTAAAGCCATTCGGCGCCGCGCCATTTGGGTAAAATCCGAGCATGCCTTTTCCTATCTCGCCAGCTGCTGTCGTGTAATATCTCGGCAATTACAAAAGCGAGAAACGCCATGGGGTGGCTGAAAAAATTCTTTCGAGACCTACTTATCAGGCACGCCTGGGTCGAAACTGGAGACGGCCTGCGCGAATGCAGCGTCTGTGGCCGCCGCGAGGAATACGACGAGGTCGCCAGCCTGGAGGGTTCCGTCTGGAACTGCCGGTGGGAAGGTTATCCACGAGCGCACCGCACCGCGGCTAAGCGCTGACCTCCCTTAACACGCCCTTTACCTCGCCGGCAAGCGCTTAAGCACGGACGCACAATACTGCGCTACGAGTCCGTACCCGGTGTCGTTGCAGTGGATCGTTTCAGCCATATACGGCGCCATCTTCGGGTCCATCGTGGTGCCGGTGTAGACGAACACGCCCCCGGCGCGCACATCGACCAGCGCCTTGCAGCCCATGGCCCGCCAGTTCGCGCGCAGATAGTCGTCGTATGCCTGCAGGTGAGCATTGCCGTCGGCGATGCTCCAGGCGTCCAGGCCAAAGCGCGGCAGCGTGGTCATCATGACGATGAACCAGTCAGGGTGCGCGGCCAGCCGGTCCTGCACGTAGGCGACCATATCGGCGGCGGCGGCCAGGCCGGTTTTGCCGGCGCCGCTGCCTGTATTGCAGATCGTGTTCGTTCCTTCCCACGCCAGCAGGATGTTCTTCTTGCCCGCGGCATAGCGGGCGTCGGCCTGGGCGGCGCCACGGGAGCGCATCTGGGTGATGTTCTGGCCGCTGACACCGATGTTGGACACCTGTACCGCGCCGTTCAGCGGCGGCAGGGCCACCATCTGCGACGGCATCGACTTCGCCGAGCTGGATGCCTGATAGCCGTACACCAGCGAGTTGCCGTCGAACACGATGTTGGTACCGGCGCCGCTGTACTTCATCCTGGCTGCGCCGGACAGTATCGGACCGATCATACGTTCACCCCGGTGATGTTCTGGCCGATGGATCCGGCGCCCGAGATGTCGACCTGGAAGTAGACGGCGGCAGTCGTGACGCCGGTCCAGGTGCGCAGCGTGGTCCAGGCGGTCGGCGACGCAGAGCGCGCAACCTCAGCCACCAGGGAAGAACCAGCGCGGCGCAAGCGCAGGATGTCGCCCACCTGTGCAGCCACGTTGCTGGCCGTGCTGGTTCCCGGATTGCCGCCAGTGATCGTCTTATACTTGCCGTCGGAGTCATTCACATAGACCGCGTACAGCGTCCCGGTGTATGGGACCTTGGCCGAACCGCTCGACAAGGCCAGCAGCAGGCCGTTCGCCGCCGCGACCACGTTGATGGTCATGGCAATTGAGCCGTCCGTGTTCGCCGCCAGCTGGTTCGACACGCCGCCCGAGCCGTCCAGCCAGCTGCCGCCCGAGCCGCTGTATGCGTAGCTGTACGGACCCGTGCCGGATTCGGTCACGTTGGTCAGGCTGTTCAGGCGCGTGTAAGTGACGGCCGCCACTGCTGGCGTCACGGTGTTCGACGCCGCCGATTGCGGGCCGGTGCCTGCGCTGTTCGTCGCCGCGGCCTTGAAGTACAGAGCAACGCCGTTGACCAGGCCGGTGAAGTTGGCCGGGCTGTTCGTGGCCGTGATGGTGTTCACGACGCTGTCGTCGCTGGCCTTGTACGCGGTGACGGTGTAGTTGCTGATCGTCGCGCCGCCGTTCGATGCCGGCGCCGTGAACGCTACGCTGGCCGTGCCGTCACCAGCCGATGCCGATCCGATGGTCGGGGCGCCCGGCTTGGTCACCACTGGCGCCGCGGCTGCGGCCTGCGCAATCGAGTACCAGACATCGGTGCCGTCGCAGAAAAACTGCACCAGGTTCACGATCCCGTTGCGCGGGTCGAAATCCATCGAGCTGCCCCACTGCTGCACTCCCTGGAACGTCGGGGTGTTCGCGCCATCTGCGACCAGGCGGAGGTAGGCGAGAGCGCCGCGCACGGCGCCGGCCGCCGGCGAGAACTGCATGCCGGCCGCAATCTTCGTTTCAGGCATGTAGCTGGTGCCCACACGATGCAGCGGGACGGACTGCGAAAACGGGATTTCGTAGGTCTGGTTCAGGGCCGCCAGGATTGCAGCCGGCGCAGCGCTGTAGACCTCGACGGCAGCGCCGTCGAAGTTGACCGCAGCGCCGTTGCTCGAGCTGCTGGTGATGCGCTCGCGCGTCAGGGTATCCGCGGCGGTGATCGCGTAGACGCCAGATTCGAACGCGCCGGTTGCCGGGTCGCGCACGAAGAACGCCACGCCTTTATCGCCGACCGCGATTTCGCCTGCTGCGATAGCCTGCGCGACGGTACGCAGCCCGGCCGCAGCGGCGCCGAGCGTGATGACAGCCGTGCTGCTGACGGTCGCGGTTTGCTTCTGCAGGTCGATCAGCTTCATGCGCGCTTTCGAATAAAAAATGCCCGCACGCGGCGGGCGAAGTCCCTGGCTTGCGGCCAAGGCTGGAGACACTGGAAATTGGTGCCGCTGCTGTTCCCGGCTGGTCAGAAGCTCCCATGAGGCAGGGTGGCCATGAACTTTCCCTTGGCGGGTTGGTGTTGCAGCGGTGCCGACGCGCTGCGCTTCGGAAAGCAAAAAGCCCCGCATCATCGCTGATCGGGGCTTCGAGTCCGGAGACGCCGCGGGCTGCCTACAGGCACCCGCGCACGTCTTGAGGGACGGAAATAAGTTGTAGCTCGGAATTTACTGCTGAGTTTTCCTGCTGTCAAGAAATTTCGTTGAGGAATCTATTACCGCGTATGATTTGCGCGGCAGCGCGGGTGATGGTGCGGCAGGTGGCACCGTTTGGATCATGGCCCAGATCCTCTCGAGCGAGCTCATGGCGGTGCTGGTCCAGGGTCCCTTGTTCTCGCATTCCTATCACGCCCTTGCACACGATGGTGGACTCGAATACCTCAACGGTGAAGCGAAGCCGCACCATCAAGTCGAGCGCATCATCCTTGTGCACCAGCGAGTTCCATGCTGGCAATGTCGATCCGTCGGGGAAGTGCAGGTTTCCGTAGCCTTCGCCATCGACCTCTTCAAAATCGGCGTTGATTGCGCGCGCGGCCAACACCAGCAGCTCGAATTCCTCGAGCGGTATTTCCTTGCGCGGCCGCGCCGGCAGCTCGTCGACGGTATCGTCATCGTCCAGGTTCATTGCTTCTCCGTATGCTTTTCGACAACAGATTCTATCGCAACCTGGGCGTTGACCAGCAGGCTGTCGAACAATTCCCGCTTCACCGGAAACTGCAGCACGCGCAGGATCGCCTGCCACACGCGCCCATCGACGTAGTGCATGCGCAGGATGGCCTTCTGGGTACCGCGCAGCGGGTCGAGGGCGCGCTCGATCAAGTAGGCGTCGTCGTCGTCCAGCCGGCGGCGCTCGTCGCTGTGGTCCTGGTGTAGCCCGGCTTCACGGCGCAGGCGGTCGCAGAACGCCGCCGTGGCCGTGCGGTTGATGCGGCGGTGCTCGGCGTTTGCCCAGCGGCCCCAGTTCTGGAGGCGCTGGTCGATGTCGCTGGTGTCCGGGCGCGCCGTGTCCTGGCGCCGCCGCGGCTGTGGCTTCGCGTACGGCACCTCGGCGAAGTCGTCGTGGCGCCGCGCTGGCGCGCCGGAAGGGCGCCAGTTGAGCGAGATGGTGGTGCGGCGGTCGGTCAAGGCTGCGCCTCCAAGGTGATGGCCAGCCGGCACGTGCAGGCGTGCCCCTGGTCGCAGTCCTGGCTGCAGGCCGGCGCATCCTCGACCACCCGCGCCTGAACCTCGATCGCGTCGGAGCGCCGGCGCCGCGGCCCGGTGTAGGCCTGGGCCGTGGTGGCGCGCTCGTCGGCGCCTTCGTCGCGGGCGGTGGGCGCGGCCAGGCTGGCGAGTAGGGTGCGGAGCCAGATCATGCCGCCTCTCCCAGCGCCGCGCGCATCTTCGTCACCTCGCCAGGGTTCTCGTCGCGCCACTGCTGCCAGCTCTCGTCCTCCAGCTTCCAGCGCATCCACTCGGGACGGTCGGCCGAGGGCTGCAGCTTCCGGCGGCGCCGATCCGCGCAGTGCTGGCACAGTTGGTGGTGGTGTCGGTTTGCGTGCGTATGCTCGCTGCAAACGAACAGGCCGCAGCCGTGTTCGCCGCCATATGGCTCGCCGCCGCACACGTAGCCCAGGCCCCGATCGATGGCGACGGTGCAGCCGGGGTGGTCGCAGGCGGCCGGCACGCCGTAGCCGACGTCGCGGTTCCAGGTACTGTCGTAGCCGATGCTCCAGCCCATTATGCGGCCCTCCCCAGCAGGTCCGCCTGCGCCTTCGTGCCCTCCAGGTGCTGCGCCAGCGACAGGATCGCCAGCGCGTCCGCCTCGTTGTTGTCCGCCGGCCGGAAGCCGCGGCGCTCGGCCTCGGCCACCATGCGGTCCTTGTCGGCGTTGCCCTTGCCGGTCCAGTGCTTCTTGACGACCCCCACGCCGACCGGATGCAGCGGGACGTTGTTCGCCGCGCACCACATTTCCAGCATGGCCAGGAAGCCGCCGTAGACGTGCGCCGCCAGCGTGCCGGCGTGCTGCTTCACGTCCTCGTAGTAGACCGCGTGGATGTCGCCGGCCTGGAGCCGCTGCTCAGCCAGAAAGGCGCGGAACTTGATCCAGCGGTGGCCGGCCTGCTCGGTGCGGCGTGGCGCGAACTTGGCGCTGCCGCTGATGCAGGTTGCCCATGGCGTGCCGGCGCGCGAGCTGCGCGCCCAGCCGGTGGTGGTGCCGATGTCGATGGCGAGGATGTTCATCGTTCAGGTTCTCCGTGTCGTTGTTGTTGCCGCCCTGCGGCCGGGCGGGTGGTCGTGGTCAAGTGGCTGCGGTGCCGCACGTCCGCTCTACCTCAAGCGGGCCGACGTAAAGGCGTGTCACTCCAGGTTTTGCCGGCGGCCGAACAAGCTGCAGCCTCCAGCGCTTCGGCCTAAAGGCGAGCAGCAGCCAGCCGCCGCGCAGCGGGAAGGCAACGAACCACCCATCACCCCGCCAGTAGTCTTGAAAGCGCCCGCGCTTCAAAGCCCCGCTCCTTCTTCGCCGGTTGGCTTTCGGCCGAACAGCGGCGTGTCGGAAATGATGCGGCCCACGTTCGGAATTTCGCTGTCGTGATCGGACCATGTGGTGATCTGGTACACGCCTTTCCGCGCACGCTTCGGCACATAGATGACCTTGCGGCCAATCGGCAGGCCAGCTTCGATGCGCTCGATGTCGGTGCGGCGGTGCGCACCTTCCTGGTGGCGCCCAACCTGCGGGTAAGTCGCCTGCATCATGTCGTCCCACAGTTGGCCCAGCAGCTGGATTGCGCGGCCATATCCAATCGCTGACCCGATGCGTTCCAGTTGCGCCTTCTCCGGGGCCTCGGCCGCCTCCATGCGCTTCCTCATGTCATTCAGTTCCATGTGTGCTCCCTATCGTTGTGCGCTCGCGCGCGAAATGGTCTCTTTGCGGTGCTGCCTGCTCTGCCTATCCGCCCGCGATCCCCGCTCGACGAACAGCACGCACGGCTGATCGGTCGAATGCGCAGGCCTGTCGAAGCCTTGGCAGTGGCCGGTGCCCGCTTTCGCGGGAACGAACCGGCCGCAGGTAGAGCAGGGCGGGTGTGGGCTGTTCATGCTCGGTCGAGCGCCTGTCGTGCGAACAACACCTGCGTCGGCGTCAGCTGCTCGCCGGCGTCAGCGCGGGCCAGCAGCCTCACGGCCCAGTCGGTGCTGGCGAACTTGTGCACGACCTGGCCGGCGGCTTCCTTGATCGCGGTCCGGGCCTTCTCGGTGCTGGTGGTCGACTTGCCGGGCGCGGCCAGGTGCAGCTGCGGCTTGCGGATCTCGGCCCATTCGCCTTTGGCCAGCTGCGCGGCCAGCGCGGCCTCCCACCGGGCCCGGACCTGGCTGTACGTCTGCTCGCGCAGCTCCACGGCCAGCGGCATGGCGGCCCAGTAGATCGCCGGGTGCGACCATTCCCCCATCTCGCCATTCACGCGGGCCTGCACGCCGGCCACGGCCTCGTAGTAGGCCTTCATCGGGTCGACGGGCGGCTTGCACAGGCGCTGGAACTCGGGCAGGGTCGGCGGCCAGGCGCAGCCGGCCAGCGCTTCCTTGCCGGCCTTCAGCTCGGCGTGCGTCAGGTCCTGCAGCTCTTCGGCCCAGACCTCGACGATGTCGCGCTGCTCGACCATGCACCACTGGTCGGTGAAGCGCTTCCCGTAGCAGGCCAGCATGTACTGCAACAGCTTCTCAACCCAGGCCTGGAGCGGGGTTGAGGTCGATGAATTCGGGTGCGTCATCGCGTTCATTGCGGTTCCTTCCGTTCAGGCCTGCGGCCCATTCGATGGCTCGGTCGTTCGAGGATTGGCGGGTGGTCTGGCGTGGTTGCGTGGCGCCGCCGGCACGCAGTGCGGTTGCGTCTCTGGCCCAGCGCTCGAGGATCGAGAACACGTAGGCGGGCGGAATCCGCTCATTCGGCTTCGATCGCTTCGCGTCTTCGCAAGCAGCGCGCACCGTGTCCGCGGCAACGCCCTGCGCAGCCAGGGCCATCAGGCGCGGGTCGCTCGGGTTTGCCGAGACCTGGAAGTCACGCATCACCTTGCTCAGCACGGCAGCCGGTGTCACCGTCACGCTGTCACACGCCCCCAACTCCGGCTGATCTGTCACGGGGGGTGTAATAGCTGGTGATTGGTGATTGGGGTCTGGTGCTTGGGTAGTCGTGTCATCACGTGTGACAGGGTCGTGACGTGATGCGTGACTGTCACCGCTTGTCACGCGTGACAGTTCCGTTTCAAGCGTCTTCATCGAAGCGTTGAACGCCGGCGTCACACCGTGGGCACGCAGCTGTTCGAACAGGTAGCGACGGCGTTCACGTGACCGCTTCTGGCGTTCGTTGGCGTTGTCACGCTTGCTCTGCTCGGTTGGCTCGCGGTCCCAGTATTCTTCCAACGCTGCCTGGGCGCGCTTCTGCATGTAGCCGTCGTCAGCCAGCTCGAAGAACTTGCCGAGGACGTAGTCGACTGCCTTCCGCTCGGGCGCGCTGTTGGCGCGCGCCAGGCGGTAGACCTCTTTTTTGTCGCAGGGGAGTGGGCGCTCGGTCTGGTAGATCTGGTCGAGCAGGCGGTTGTAGGCGCCGTCTTCCAGCATCGTCAGGCCGAGCGTGTCCTTGATGAAATCGCCGATATGGCGTTCGTAGTAGTTCATGGGCGGCGACCTCCGCGGCTGCGCAAGTTCATCTGCAGCAGGACGGCGACCGCCACCTGGTGAGCACGCGCAGCGCGGCGTGTCTCAGCGGCCAGGGCGGCGCGCTGTTTCAGGGTGGCGGTGGGCTTCGTCATGGCGGATTTCCTCCGCCGTTGGCCTGGTCGATCGCATCCCGCAGCTGCTGGCGTGCGTTGTATTCCTCACGCCCCTTGACGCGGTTGGTCTTGTCAGCAATGGCGATCCGGTCCTTCCGGCGCCAGATGCGCGCCCGGTCCAGAATCTTGGCCTCCGGGGCCGGCCTGTTGGCCTGGTCTTCCATGTTGCGTTCCTTATATAAGCAGTTCGACATCCCAGACCCCATCTTCAAAGACGCATGCGCACCATCGGACGTGCGGCGCGGCCGGGCAGCGACATGGCCAGGTTCTGGCCATAGGCTGGTCGTTCCGTCTGCTGCTGGCGGCGGCTATCCTTGCGGTCGGCCAGCCAGGTCTTGGCCAGCGTGCGCAGCAAGCATTCCTGTTGCAGCTCGACGAATTCGTCGGCGTTGAGCAGGGTCTTCACTTCGATGTTGCGTGGTGCCATGGGTGTTCTCCAGTTGGTGCGGTGGTTCAGGACTTCGGGTTACGTGGGCGGCCGGATGGCCGACGGGTGGTGCGTGGGCAAAAGCCCTGTTGCAACTTTCGGGGCAACAAAAAAAACGCAGGGTTACTGCGGCTGGGATTCGGGTTGAGCTTGCTCGGTCCTGGCTTGCTCGAACACATCAGGACGCTTGAGGCGCAGGAACTTGAGTTGCGCCTTGGGGACGCCGTTTTTGTGCCACTGCGATACGGCCTGCGCGGTTACCTCGCACAAAGCTGCTGTTTTCGTGACGCCGCCAAGGCGCTGGATGATTTCGGTAGCGTTCATATCCACTCTCAAGTTGACTTTAGAAGTATCGTAAGTCGCCTTGAGAAATAAGTCAAGCCAGCTTGATAACTGGTTTGTTAAGCTACCTTT